ATGGATAGAGGATAATTAATGAGACCATCTTTATTTGATCAATTATATTACAATATAGACCTTGGAACATCTTCAAAGGCAGAAGCTCCTACCCAGCCGGCATTAACTCCGGCTCAGAGGACTCCTACCACTGATGAAGCTGGTCTTGGGCAGCAAAAGGCTCCTAAGGAGTTTACTGGAATGAAGTTTACACATTCACTTATCAAGCATTTAGATCAGCTTTATAGTAAGATGCTTGCAGGAGAGGTTAAAGAAATAGCTTCAGAGCCAGAGCATGATTCAAAGCAGAAGGTAATAGAAGGGCAAACTGGTGCTTTAGTTCTCAATGAGAAAGAAGCTTTTTATAATCCAGGTAATAGTGCAGTAACGGAGAGTATGTAATGCCGCATCCTAAAGTCAAGATAGCAGATAATTCTGGAAATGAAGTAGCTGTAACTAGCAATGCCTTGGATGTTAATATAGCTGGTGGTGCCTCAATTGATATTGGTGATGTTGAGGTTAAAGGTCATGCGACTGTTGGACAATTTGCTCTAAATGTAAGAACTGTTGGTGGGGGTGGAAGTGGCCCAACTCGATTACCTGATAATGATTGTAAGCATGCAGATATAATGGCAAATATATCAAATACAGGTGTTGTATATATAGGAATAGCTGGCGTTTCTGCTACAACTGGAATAGCTCTATATGCTGGAGATGTTTATAGTGTAGATGTTGAAAATACTCAATTACTATACGCTCTTCCAACTGTAGATTATGAAGATATAAACGTGGTATTTTATATCTAATGGCAAGTAACGTAACAAGAAATCCAAGTTATTTAACTAGACCATTGGAGGTTAAAAATACTTCTTCGCAACTTAAACTCTCTTATGATACAGATTCTTACGGAACTATTACCGTAGCAGACGATAGCCACGCAACCATAGCAACTGCTGAATCAGGAAAGATAACTCTAGATGCAGCTGGTGATATAGAGCTTGAAGCTGCTGGAGCAGATATTATTTTGAGAGGAACAGACTCATCAGGTTTAGTGTTTTCTGAGGGAAGTGATGACTGGAGCATAGTTAATGGAAATGATAATCAAGATATTATTTTTAAGGTTGTTGATAATGCTTCTGTCAATGAAATAATGCGACTTAATGGTGATATTTCTTCTTTAGACATATACTCTGGGAGAGCTTTAACTTTTGGTGCTGTTGGACAATTTATTAGAGGAGATGGTACTGATTTAGATATTACATCTGGTAATGACCTGGACTTTAAGATAGCAAGGGATTTTAAAGTAGATGCTGAAGGGGATATTGTTTTAAATGCAAATGGTGGAGATATTACTTTAAAAGATGATACTGCAACTTTTGTTCCTACTGAAGTATACCATGCAACTACTAAAGAATATGTGGATTTAGTTGTAAATGCTCCCTGTATTCCAGTATTTTTTAATGAACGAACTGCAAGTAGAACATATTTTAGAAATGCTGATGACGCTTATAATGCATGGGAATGGGATGGATATGATAGCGAGGATGCAACAACTGTTAACAACACAATAACTATTACAACAGGGAATTTATATTCAGGTTACTTAGTCCCAGTAGATTGTACGCTTATAGGAGCAAGATGGAATTTATATCAGTCTTATAATGTTTCAGGTAATATACATGCTCAAATATGGACAGCAGACCCAGAGGCAGGGGCAACTGCAACTTTAAGAATTACTAATTCATATACTGCTAATCGTGCATTTGCAGGAGGTGATACAGTTAGTGTAGCTGTAGATTTAGATGCTGGGGATATGATTATTCCAGCGTTTCAATGGGTAGATGGTGCTAACTCTACATGGTATGGAGCTGTGACTTTAAAATTAAAAAGAAGATAATACTACAACATAATGGAAGAAACACTTAAAACAACAGGAGCAGGACTAGGAGGATTTTGGTTATCGCTTTGGAGTTGGTTGCCAGAAGTAGTAAGTTTAAGTGTAGGTATAGCTACATTAGTGTATCTTATCATTAAGATAGGGAAGGAACTAAAAACAGAATAGGGAGAACAATATGCCTAAATCGGACAAGGGTGTTGTCAAAAGAGTAATAGTAACGCCAGACAAACACTTTCCTTTACACGACCAAAAGGCTATAAACTGTCTTAAACGAGCCATAGAGATAGTTAAACCAGATGCTTACATTGATCTGGGAGATGTAGGAGAATTTCATGCCTTTAGTGTGTGGAAATTCAAAAGAAAAGTTAAACCTCCATTAGAGTATCTAATAGATGATTTTACAAAAGATGTGGAGGATGTAAATAAGGGAATGGATATGGTAGATGAGTCTCTTGATAAAGTGAAATGTAAAGAGAAGTATATCACTGAAGGGAATCATGATAATTGGCTAAATATGTGTGTAGAAACATATCCATATCTTCCCAGATTTAAATTTGCCAATGCTGTAAAGCTGAAAGAACGGGGATATGTATACAATCCTTTTGGTAAGCCTCTCAAAATGGGAAAGCTTTACTTCTATCACGGTCATCAATATGGTGGCCAGTATCATACAGCAAATCATCTCAGAAAAATGGGATGTAATATAATGTACGGGCATTGGCATGATTTGCAACACATGACAGCAACTCATATGGATGGGCCTAAAGCAGCATGGAGTATTGGATGCTTAAAAGATATGAGTCCTAAAGCTAATGATTGGCTTGAAAATAGGAATAACAATTGGGCACATGCATTTGCTATAGTGGATTTTTATAAAAGAGGATTATTTACTGTTCATGTGATACAGATTATCAATGGAAAAACTTCATTGTGGGGTGAATTAATTGAGGGTTAATGGAAACAGTAATAGAAATTATAGAACGTGTCGGAGTTCCTGTGGCTATGTGTATGGCTTTCGGATACTTTATATGGAAACAGAATCAATTCATACAAAGCGAACTTCAGAAAGAAATGAGGGAATCATTTACTAGATTAGAAGGGATTGTGATAGGATTGATTAATGCTTTAAAAAAACATACGATGGATATAAAAGAGCTAAAAGCTAGCTATACAGCCATCGTTGATATTATACAAAATTTATTTAATAAAAAGGAGAAATAAAGATGGAATGGATTGCAGGCAATTGGGAATATGCACTAATAGCTATACTAGCTATAGATAAGATGGTAGCATTAAGTCCTTCAGAATGGGATGATCTGATTTGGACATCAATTAAAAAAGCAATGTATAAAGTGGTTGGGAAATGATTCCAGCTATTGTAGCTCAAGCAGTTGTCAAATTAGTAGCTAAGCAGTTTAAGCTTGATAAGATATTATCTTATGTAGAAGAACCTAATGACGCTGATGAACGCATTGATAAATTGGAGATGGATGTGTTCAAGCTACAGTCAATAATAAACGTATTAGAAGAATCTTCGCATAAACCAAGAAGTTTTGTTATATGTGAAGATTGTAAAAAGAAGATAAAGGAGAAGAAATGAATATTGGTGAAGCTATAAAGGAAGCTATTTCTGATTACTTGTTTAGTGAAGAAATGAAGAAAGGCATAGTTGATGAATTAAATAAAAACATAGACTTACCTTTTATTAATGAGAAGACAGAGGCTAAGATTATAGAGGCTATATATTCATCTGTTGAGACAGTCTTAAAAAATGCAATCAATAAAAGTTAATAACTATAATTGGGAGAGGGACTACAATGCTCCTCCTTGGTTCTCTCGGCTCACATGTTCAGACGGTTCGCTGACTGTTGTGTATACCTCTCCCATAATTTCAGAGGAAGAAGATGCCTAAACAGCTTTATAAGATAACTCAGTTTCATGGAGGATTGAATAGCAATTCAGATCCTAGGGATATAGCTGAGAGTGAGCTATCTGATGCTACTGATGTAATGGTGGATGAGTTGGGTAAGATTAGGTTGATGGGTGGTACTACTGGGCAGGGAGCTGGTACTCCAGAAGATGATCAGGCATCTGGATGGAATAACGGATCAGATCCTATTATACCCGGATATGGATTATTTTATTTTAGCCATGATAGGGTTGGGGCTGAAGATAAGGGTAGTAGTGAGGCTGAAACTGGTGACGACTATCTTGCTATATATGATGGTAATGATGGTCAGATATGGATATATAGTAGGGTAGGAGATACATGGGATGATGATGCTGCATCTGCTAATTATGGTGTCATTGATATAGGAAGTTCCAATACTATAACTGCACAAGTTAATTTTTATGCTGTAGATGGAGCATTAAGAGTTTGCGATGGTAATTTTGCAAATAGTAATACTAATCAGTGGTATGGGTATACTGATATAAGACATTTTGGAGCTCTTACTCCTGGGGGTTCTGCAGATACTTATGATAAATGGCTTGTTACAAATGCTGAAATAGCTGCTCCAACAAGGGGGCTTGCAGGAGTTCTAACTATAGCAGTAGCAGATGGTACAGATACAAGTACTATAACTAAGTCAAATTTTTTTACTGGATGGAGTGGTGAGATTGAGAATAGTCATATAGCATTATGTGATAATGCTGCTGGAGAAGGTGTTGGTGGAGTGGCCTTTATAACTACATATAGTGATGTAAGCAATGTTAATACAAGTGGTTCAGCACCTCATAGTGCCTGGGATTGGAGTAGTAAAGAAGTTGATATTTTTCCTCCTGTTGGTACTGGATTTAATGTTGATATTTGGGATGATAGTAGTACTGTTACGCCAGGTGTACCGGCTGGTACTTATGAAGTTGCATCAACTTTTATTTATGATGCAGAACCTGGAGAGCCAACAGCTCAAGAGTCTCTTCCTTTTAAGCTAGCAATGAAAACATTTGTTGTAGATGCTGAAGATAGAATTAGTGTGAAGGTTTATGCAACTTCACCTTATTCAGCTAGGATTAGAGGTGGAAGAATATATATGCGGATAGTAAATAGTAATGATCCTTGGAATCAGATAGTAGAGATTAGTTTAAAAGATGGAGTAAGATTATCTCCAAATGATGCATATACGGCTTGGAGTCATTTAAATTCTACTAATAGTTATACAACTCTTTGTATTGCCAATTTTAGTGACTTATATATTACAGAATTACTTCCTATTACATATGAAAATAATACTGGTATAAGTCAAGATGCTCCATCTATTACAGCAAAATATAAAACTTCAGTTATAGCGAATAGAATAGCTTATATAGGTAATGTTCAGTATAATGGTGTTCATTATGGAGACGCTGTATTCAAGTCTCCTGTTAATAAATTTGATATATTTACTAGCGATAGAAGGCTTGAAGCAAATATAAATGATGGAGATAGTATAGTAAAGCTTGAGGTTTATGCAGATAGGCTTTTGATTTTCAAGAAGAATAAATTAGAGCTTTTAAATATATCTCAAGAAATAGAATTTGTAGAAGATACATTTATACATAAGGGAGTATCACATCCTGCTGCTACATGTAAGACTGACTTCGGTATAGCATGGGTTAATAAGCAGGGATGTTATTTGTATGATGGTCAAAGAGTAAGTAACTTGCTTGAAA